GAAGTACCTGAAGAACCTGCAGTTTCTGATAAGCCTGAAGTACCCGCAGTACCATTTTTGCCTGAAGTGCCCGAAGTACCTGAGGTACCAGCAGTTCCTGATGTACCACTAGTACCGCTGGCTCCTGAAGTACCATCACTAATATCTGCATATTGTATTAATCCTGAGGTAGGATTGTAAGTAACAATGTATTGAGGATTAGATTCTTGAGGTAAAGTTTCAAATAAAATTGACCCAGAAACATCTAAAGAACCAGTAATTATAACAGAAGAAGTTGTAAAGATTGCTATTTCACGCCCTTCAACTTGTAAGTTTAAAGAGCCACTACCTATCCTATTAATCCCATTAGGGTTATTACCGGTGTATTCCATTACTATTAGCTAATTTCTAATACAGATACTACTACGTCCGCTGAGGTTGTAGCTGATGATTGTAAAGTAAGATAATCCGTAGATTCTAATACTACTTTTTGTTCACCTCCTACTAATACTAGATTAGAACCTGGAGATATTAAAGCATTTTTTACTAAAAATACATTTTTAGAACCACTAGTGTCGTATACTTTAACATTAACAGATATATTTGAGTTGCTAACGTTTGCTACAGATACACCTATTACTGTAGAAGTTGTTAAAGCAGGAGTAGTGTAAACAGTAGTTTCTGTTACACCAATTGAACCTGAGATACTATTTTTAAAGGTATTTGCCATATTATCCTAATGCTATTGCCATTGCTATGGCATTATCAATTACATTAATTCCATTTGAAATTATTGCTCCTGTGGTTTCTAATGAACCCGTTACACGAAGAGTTGAACCATCAAATGTTAAATCTGCTTGAGCGGAGCCTGTTGTAGCAGTATTATTTGCTGTTATAAGTCTATAATTAGCAGCATTTTCAACTACAAAATTACCAATACCAGCATCCTGAATAATTACTGTTACATTATTATCATTGAAAGATTCTAATATAACACTAGATCCACTAAAGTTAATTTGGGTAACACTAGATTTGAATAAAGAACCGTTAGAGTAAATGTCTAAAACATTTCCTCCTGTAGAGTTCTCAAAGGTACTAACTGAGACTTGGTCTAAAAATCTTACATTACTCGCCATTACTTATAAATATGTATGCTTTACAATTAAGGATTTTGAAGTGCCTGAATTGTGTCATTAGCTGCAGCAAGTTGAGCCTGTAAATTGGCTATTTCCTCTAATAAAGCTTCATATTCTAAGTTAGGAGTAAAATTAACACTAGAACCTTTGCCTTTTCCTTGGCGAGCTATATATTGATCTGCGCCTAGTGTTCTAGTAGTATCGGCATTAAATCTTCCTGATCCATCATCAATAACTGGAATGTTGGGATCGTATACTAATGGATCATTTGTAGTTTCTACTGAGAAAATAAGTTTAGCTTTATTTCTAAACTTTTTAAGAGAACTTACATTATTTTGTACAGTATTAGGTATAATATACCCATATAATTTTATATCAAAATTACTTCTTACTACTCGAACATTATCTTGAGGAACCTCTGTTACAATATTAAATGTATCAATAGCAGCCTTAAATTGATAGCGTTGGGGATTACCCCAATATGAATCTGAAGCATAGTTGATTGCTTCTACTATACCATTTAATTGTTCAACATAGTAAGTATAAACAATGCAAGAATAAGTTACAGTAACATAATCAGGAATGGTTACAGCATAAAATTGTTCTTCTGGGATGCGATTGGTTAATACATTAAAATTTGAGTAGAAATTTTTAGTATCGTACTTTTTTTTCATTACCCCATATAAATTAGGATAATTAGCATCTAATTTATTACCTATATTCCTATTTTTTTGAATAGAATTTCTTTTAAACATAATAAGTGGGGCCATTATAGCACCATTCTTATCTTTATAGTACCCATCTCGTTGAGTAGATTTCCATCTTTCAGGTGAACCATATATTACAGGTACCTCAATTCGATTACCATTTTGCATTACAAATGGGCGAATTACATTTTGGAAATAATACATTATAGCCTCGTCAATATCTTGAATACCAACTGTAAAAGGTTTTACTGTGTCTCCTTCAAAGCTATTTTGTAAAGAACGATTAGGACCATTAAAATTAGGATTAGCTAAATTGGGATTTCCTAATAAAGAATTATTAGCTCCTGATAAATCATTGCTAAGTTCGGGTTGAGATTTAGGTATTGGTTTACGAGACTGAGCCATGATTACATTCTTTCAAAAGTTATACCTACCTTATCTGCAGGGACATAAGCTGTCTGACAAATAATAGAAACATTATAGCCAAATTCATCTAAACCAGGATTCCATAAAGGAGAAGGTAAAGGATAAGTAGCTCCAGCAGGATTAGATGGTTGTGGTTTATTGGGATAATCCGGGTCTTTACCAACAAAATATTGGGCAGCATTGGTGCCTGTGACCTCGTAGTAGGCGGTTTCATACAATATTATATCACCGACTTGAGGCACTAAATTAGCACCATATATTGTATCTTTGTTATAGTCTTCTAGTTTATCTAAAAGATCATCCCTTAAAAATTTAAAAGTAGGTTTCCAATCAAATGTTGAACCTAATTCATCTGTAGGTTGGGTTTGGTCTGGGAGATCAATTAAAGTATATAAAAGAATAGGACCGTCATAAAACTTAGCTTCAGCGGCCTCACCATACATGTTAAAATTTGTTTGGCTAAGTCTAAGTTTATAAAAAGCACATTGTTGAGAAATAATGTTACCCATCAACTCACGGTTGATGTATCTAAACATGCTTATGTCTCTAGCTTGACCGTATAAAGCCATTATAAACGTCTTAAAGTATTTATATCAAAATCCATAGTTATAACACCTGGGATTTTTAACTCATCTCCGTCACCTGATTTTAAAATTTCTTGTTTGAATTCTTTAATATCTTCTTCTGGTTTACCTGTTTTACTTAAGAATTTAATATTAATTTTAGTATATTCAATATTTTCTTTTTGTGGGTAATCTGGTGGGGTAATATTTTTTACTGTAGTTATTTTTCTTAAAGCGCGGATTTGATCTAATATATCGCTAATATTTTTTTCTGTAGTAGATTTAATAATACCCTCCACCTCATAGGTGTTTAAAATTTCAGTTAATATGTCTGTAAATTTTATCATCCTATAAAGATTGTCATTGGAGTTTTATTTAACTCTGTTTGTGAAAAATCTGCTTCTGCTGCTCTTCTTTCTAACATACTTCGTCTTGATGTTTCGTCAAAATATATTCTAAGTTTTTCTATAAGAGCATCTTTAGTAGTTTGAGCAGATGTGATCAAAGCATCACCATTTAATGTTACTTCAGCTCCTGGGATTGGGATTTGTGAGTATTTATTTCTTACATATCCTAACATTTCTTTAGTAATAGCTAAAGTATATTCAAAAATCCAGGCTCTACCTATTGAATTAATTTGTGAATAAATTGGATTAGCGTAAGGTACATTAGACACGTTAGTAATATATCCACTACCACTTACACCACTTCCAGAAAGAAGTGAATTTTCTAAACGTTCGTTTTTAAGTAAGTATTGAAACCAATAATTAGCACCTGTATCACCTTCTGTAGGGCACGGGAATATTCTTAACTTATTATTTATAAGTTGAAAACTATAAGCTGAAAGTAAGATATCATTTCCTAATTCAACTTGTTGAATAGCTGCTACATTATATGATAGAGGATTAGTCAAATAATTAGTACCATAACCTGAGCCTGCAACTCCCCCTAACGCACCAAAAAAGCCTCCCCAACCAGCTCCTAAACCAACTCCACCACCATAATAGTAAGTAGCAGAGGCAGGAACACCTTGGTAAAATACACGTTGAATTTCTAGATTACTACCTGAAATACCTCTATCACGAGCCCATTCATCTAAATCATAATCTTGAACAGATGCTGTTAAAATTACTGAGCCTGAATACCAGTTAGTGTTTCCTCCTACTCCTGCTTCTTCTCCATATTGTTCAGAAATACGAATAACATTACCCATGTTAGGGGTAATTTGAGTGTTGTTTAAAGAAGGAGTTGAA